AGGCTCAGAGTAAACAACACCCTCAGAACTATGGACATTCAACAAGTATTTCTTTTTCTTATAGAAGATACCAACGTCAGCAATAACTTCCAACTTCATCTTCATCATTTGTTCATAAGCATTAGTATACTCAGCCATCTCTTGATAGGACTTATCAATATAAGGTTGTAATACCTTGATTGCAAAGTCAGTCATGAATTGAATCTTACCTGCTTTGTCTTTGTCAGCAGCATGGACTTGAACTACCTTATCCAAACTGAGGTAACATGAATCGGTATCTGAATAGATAACGTAATCCATATCTTCAGTCTTAAGAGCTTTGTTCATGAATTCGTTAAGCTTACGAGCAATCCACTGAGAAGCAAGCTGACCAGTCTTTGTGATACCTTCACCAATACGGATATCGAAGTATCTGAAGTAAGCATTAGTTACTGCACCGTAACCGGAGTTTAGTGTAACTTTAATAGCTTGCTCAAGAGTCGATAGTCGAGCAATCTCTTTATCGGTTGCAGGATCTCTAGTCTTCTCATACTCTTTCTGAAGCTTAAGCATCTGATTTTTAGATGTTTTACGTTCATTATATAGTTCTTGCATCAGCGATGGGAGGAAGCCACGAATAGATCTTTTATAGCAAGAACCATTGGCTGCCATAGCCAGATCTAGATCGTGAATAGTATTATGAATAGGTAAACGAATAGGTTCCTTGTTAACTAGCTGATCAACTGTAACATGCTCACAATGATCTGAGATGGTTTCAGGAGACATGTTATAGCCCATAATGATATGTGGATATAGAGATGTCAAATCGAATGAACATACCCAGTTATGTAAACCAGCAATTGGATCTTTAACAAAACCACCTACAAATGGTACTGCTTTAGATGCAGACTTCATAGGCACAGCAATCTTCTTTTCAGAAAGATAGTTATAGATTAGAATATCCCAGGTGCGTACAGGAGATTTTACATCTTCAAAGTTAACCTTTGCTTTGTAAGCAAGGATTGTAGCTAGTACAATTAACTTTAGACGATCTTCAAGTTTGTCAACCAAGTATACGTCATGGATGTTATACTTAACAAACTTCTGCCAATTGTTGGTATAAAATTCTTTAAAGGTGTCAAATGGGTTATCTAGTTTATTCTGACCAAGTTCTACCTCAGCAATAAAGTCAAGGCGATATGATTCACGAGCAGTAAACGTAAACTTCTTATAGAGTTCCATGTAATCAAGAATGGCAATACCAGGAATAGTATAATAGATTTCGTTTGTTTCACGATCTTTTTGATCACGAATCATACCCCATGGTGATAGCTTTTCAGCTTCAAGACCAAGTCGGCGTACTCGATTAACAATGTATGTGATATCAAAACGGCTTACATTCCAACCAGTGATAACATCTGGTGTATTCATGGTCCAATATTGCAGGAACATCTCAAGCATCTGCTTTTCATTGGTGCATTTAACGTAGGTTACATTTTCATTATCATTTGTGAAGTCTGTACAGCCATAGGTACGGATCTTTTTTGTGTGATTATCCATTAGAGAGATTAGAAGAATCTCTTCATTAGCCTCTTGTACATTAGGAAAGCCAAATTCAGTCTTAGTTTCAATATCAACCGTGCAAATCTTGATTAGAGATGTATCAGCTATGATCTCATCAGGATATCGATCGGAGATATATTGATACTCATATTGATTTAGACCGTAGATACCAAATCCTGAAACGTCTTTATAACGTTCAATGAATTCTTTACAGTCCTTGATGGAACCGGGTTTAAAAGGATAGACAGTCTTACCTTCAAGTGTCTTCCACTCAGAGGTTTGATCTGTCTTTTTAGAGTCTACAAAGAGGGTAGGTTCAAATTCAACCTTTTGTTTGTATGGCTTCCCGTTGTGGTCGTAGCCACGAACGAGAATTTTACTGCCGTATTGGAAAACTGAAGTATACATCGATCACCTTTTTCATATTATGTAACATTATAACACACAAATGAATTTATGTACACTATTAAATTGAAAGCGAAGCAACCGTTTCCATATAGTTATCAGTTACTGTAACTTTACTACCATTTGTCAAACTTAGAATAACCACAGTTGGAAATGATTTGCTCATTTGGTATTCAGTAATTGACATAACATGCAGGGGATTGATGGCAACTGATTTGCCTTCAGGAGTTGTAAAATACTTAAACATTGTAATCTTTCCTAAACGTGACGAAAGTATTGAATTTATGGTCATCATTCCAATTCCTTGAGTAATCGTTATCTTCATCACATAATTGTAAAATCTCGTCTTCTTTAATAACACGAGAACTAATAATCATTTCTCCCATACTTTCTTGAGAGAATTCTTTTGCTTCATTCATAATAACTGTATCTGAAGCCCAATCTTTTTCACCAATTGGTACTTCAACTACATAACGTGTGCGAAATGATTGTAAACACTCAACTATAACAAATTCATGTCCATCAATGGCAGTCATCATATATTACACCTTTATAAATTTCATTTTGGGATTTTGCAACAAATAATTGTTGTTTTAATTCACTATCATGTTCAATAAGAACTGAATCTGCAAAAACTCTTAACTTACGAGAATCTACGCTTTCAATTCCAGCCATTCTTGCTAATGCTTCAATATTCATATTTTTAAGTACTTTCTGACCACTCGGTCTTTAATCATATCAGGGACATTTAATGATGGGAACTCTAAAATGAAAGGACAGCCTTGAGTACCCCAACTGTTTGATATTAAGAATTGACGATATTGTTCTATGTCTTTTTTATTATTAATATCAAAATACCTTTTCTGTTTACGATATGCTTCTAGTGATTTAGCAATCATTTGGTACCTCCAATTATATGATCAACATAATCTTTAAACTCTTCAAGAGTTGCTAAATACCAATGTGACTTAGTTAATCTACCAATGCAGTATTGTTCTAAATAAACATTGTGAATGTATTTCCGAGTATCCTCATCTTCAAGGATCTCTGGACGATATGTATAACCTTTATATTCGTACATTATAGCAATCCCAATGCACGAGCTTTACGGACATTAGGGCTTTCATACCCTTTCAATCCTAAAACAATTAATGGTGCATGACGAAGAGTTTCAGTAAGATAGAAGTACTTCTCAACGCTATAATTAGCAATTAAGAACTTCTTAAAGTCAGCCATACCACCTCGTTTAAAGCGAGCTACAAACCTACGATCTGCACCATAAGTTAAATAACCACCAGAAAAATTAAACTGTTTTTTATCAAATGTTGTATTCATAATGTATTTCCTTCTCATTTATTTAATTTATAAGTAATTATAAGCTAAATGCGAATTAATGTACACAGTTATTTAACATTTTTACGTAATAATTGAGCCTGCAGGAGCAATTTGGATCTTAGAGAAGATTCTATTATATTCTGCTAGTAGTTTAGCATCAACTTCTGAATAAGAAGTAATAGAAGATTTATTTAAGATAATTTTGCCAGAACTATATGGCATGTATGGGGCGAAGCCGGCGACAGTACCACCTTCTTCTGTTTGTTGATAAACAATAGTAACAGCATCTGTAATTTCATATGTGCTATCTTTGTCTACTGTTGTAGCTACAATTTCTTCACCACTTAATAATTTGATAACTTTAACATCACTCATAATAACCCTTTTCAACTATAAAATTTATAAATTTAACTGCTTCATCATTATTATCAAAAGACTTAATTATTGTTTGGTCTATCACAACATGATTTGCAACTACTAGTACTTGTCCTTTGTAGATGGACGCTTTAATATGCCAATTACCTCTAAGAACTAAAGGGAATGATATTATATTTTTACCTATTTGTGTTTTCATAATATAATTATATATACGGGATCCTAAGACCCCGTACGTTCAGACTAGTTATTCATTAAGAAGTTGTTTAGTCTCCGTAGAAACTGTAACTAACTCATCATTGATCTCAATCTTACGAGGTTTCTTAGACTCTGGAATAACATTCTCAAGCGCAATGCTAAGAATACCATCCTTATATGAAGCTCCTTGAATCTCAATAGTATCAATTAAGTTAATTGACTTAGTGAATGAACGAGCGCTGATACCTTTATGCAGGTACTCAATTGGTGCATTATCTGCTTCTTTTTCACCTTTAATAATTAATTTGCCATCATTAACTGTAATCTCAATTTCCTCTTTTGAAAAACCAGCAACAGCCAACTCTACAATATAACGATAATCGTCTAATTTTAGAATATTATGTGGTGGATATTTTTCGGAAGTATTAGGTTGTGAATTGACTAAACGTTCAAGTTCATCAAACATAGAATCATAACCTAAAGATGTACCAAAGATTGATGGGTGAATCGGACCAAATGAAACGCGACCTGTAAAGTTTGTCATACTTTTCTCCTATTAAGCGAGTTATAAAAATTACCTACCCCAAAGGCATAGGCTGAGATCTCTTAAGGTACAGGCTCGAGATCTCGGTTGCTTTCCTGTACTGCAAAATTATTTATACCGGGAATTCTGTTACGAGGAACCCGGCGAACCCTAAGCTACATTAAGCAGCTAATGCGTATACTGTATCGTTTGCAGTTATACTTGTTTAACTTTTAAGTGTTGTTTCCACTGACGCTCTTATCCTATCTCACGCTGTCGAAACCTGGTCATCCCCACTAAAGATACTATTTCAAATACCCTTAGTGGAGATGGGCGGAATCGAACCGCCGTCCAACATGCCTTACTTTAGAGTTTACGTCGTTTTCTTAAGTGTTAGGTTCCATATGTTCAACTAAGAACACATTAGAAGGGAATATTGATTGATCCCCACCTGACCACTGTATAACTATGTCATCGCCTTTATGAGTAAAACAACCCATCATTACTTGGCGATCAACTCTCTTTGCTAACACCATATATGGAAACTTTTTAGGATCCACATTTGGCGCTTTACAACCTATATTAGATATCGTAATTACTACGTTATCATTAAATTTATAATTTAAAAACTTGTCTTCCGCCATGGCAGATAATGACACTAATAATAAAGCCAATGCTGCTATTTTCATGATTATCTCCCATGAAAGAGTTATTAGTAGTGGCAATAATTATTAGTAACTATTTGCCCGTTATAATTGATACTACGTAATTCACAATACATTCCTGTTGGTACTGGAACATTCGTAGGATACACATAAACTGGTTGAGCTTGTTGGTATACTATTGGTGGAGGTGCTGGATAGATTACAGTTGGTTGCGCAGGACGACCAATCTCATATCCAATAATACCACCAATTAGAGCAGGTCCAATAAACCCGCCAAATCCGTTTCCACCATGAGTATGATGATAATGATTCTCATAACCGCGATGGTAATCATCTCGATCTGCAAAAGCTGATGTAGATGCTAAAAGTAATGCTGTAATTAATGCAATCTTTTTCATATATTTCTCCATTCAAGATACTATTATATAATAATTCTTAATTAATGTACACTATTATTTACGTAATTCTGGAGGTAAATCATCATGAATACGTTCAGAATTAAAAGCTTGCTCACAGTGGTTCTTATTAAAGAATAACCCATTAACTACATGGAACAAAATATTAAATGGGAACCTATTTCTGTTTCTCCAACAACGACTAGAGAATGTTTCATCAGCCCAACCCATAGTTAATGTATTGAATAATTGATCAATTGCTACCCAAATCTGATCAATCTGTCTCCAAACTCTTTCTTTATTAATCATATATTCTCCTGTTCTTTGAGGTTTTATACAGACCTCAAACTGTCATAACGGTCCTAACGCCATGATCGATAGACTATACTTATTGTACAGTGCATATTATCTTTATTTATACAAAACAAAGGGGACCTGAGTCCCCTTGTACCTGTAAGTCGAAACTATCAGGGATGTAATTATTTGTTCATTACGTACATTGTTACTTCAAAACCAAAACGCATTTCAGTTGCTGTTGGGCGTGTCCACATGTTATTTCTCCTAGGTTAATTGTTTGTGCTACATTAATACTTATAACCAATCACTTAAAAGTCATATAGTTAAAAGTATTAAAGAGTAGTAATCCAGGGATTATTATACTGCTTCTACTGGTGTTGCTGTTTCAGCAGCTGCTTTTGCTTCAGCTTCTGCAGCTTCAACTTGCGGCTCACCTTGTTGTTTGATCTTAACAATCAAGTTAGCAATTTGTTCAAAAGGATGTTGACCCAATGAACGTAAGATTGTGTTTACTTCTTCTACTGTCAATTCAAGTTTGATATCTGGCATGTTACTCTCCTATAAAATTATAAAGACTTCTTTTTGTTTCCAATGTTATACTTTGCAACTAATTCCCACTCAGACTTTTCTTTATAAGAAACGACTTTAATTTGAGATAAGATAGCAGTAGGATCAGTATTGATCTTATTGACTAACTTTAATAAATCCCAATCTTGTAGAAGTAGTGCAATAGCATTTCTTCGTTCAATATCACTCATTGTAATATTGCTTTCTTTACCGTCCAACGCAAACAACTCTTTGAAGTGAACAATAAAGTAACGTCCTTGTTTATGTAAAATATGACAAGACTGATACAACTTCTTATCCTTACGTGATGCAATTCCAATTCGTGTTAGAGTCTCTCTGACCTTCAAAAAATTATCTGGCTCAGGTAATGTAATCTCTAACATAGACTCTGGAGTCCAGTCATAATAAATTGTTTCAATGGTCATGCTCTTCCACCTTTATACGTTAAATCTTCAATTATTGTTATTTTGTCATTTGATAATAGATCCATTACCTCAAGGGCTTTGGTTTCATTATATTTATAACACAACATAATTGACTTTAACTTTTCAGTGGATACATCTTTCTTGTGCCATTTACTAAATCTTTTACGTTTTGGAATAGCATTGATAAAAAAATCAAACTGCATCTTTTTATCCAAGTCTGCATACTTATTCATTTCATTTGCATAAAGAATAGTATCAGGAAAATAAGACAATCCACGATTAATCATGAATGGGCTATAATCCTTATCTGCTTGGGGATCTACAAACAAGTCTACCTTTGTATCATTAATAGCATTAAGAAAATCAAACGGACTCATTTGAAACCAACTTCATTTGTATTATTTGGATCAGCTACAATATTAAATGTAGGATAATCTTTTGTTAGTTTATCTACACATGCAATACGTGTAGCACCTTGAGCTAAGAACTTATCAGTGTTTGCATCATACACATAAAATACATCTTTATGTTTTTCAATCTTAATTTTTAATTCTGGAATAGAAGTATCTGACTTAATTTCTTGTTTAAAGTCAGGTAAATCTATATTATGTTCTTTTAATAAGTAATTTAATCTTAAAACTGCAAACCATTGACGAGCATACCAACCAGCAATAAAGCACATAATATATTCTAAGTAACTCATAGGAATTTACACTCCTTCATTACCTCAGTAAAGCATGCTGCTAAATTGATCTCATGATCTACAACAAATGCTGCACGATATTGGTAATCAGCAAGGATTAATACTAAAGATGGAATAGAAGCTTTCTCTAGATTCTCAGATGCAGTATCATATAACTCTCTAAAAATAACTGATGTTTCAGCATCAGAGTTTTTACCAACCCATTTACGAACTTCAGTAAAGTTTTTGTCTTTAAGATACTTAATTAAATCCTTAAATGATTCTTTTGATATATTAACCAATATGCCTGAATCAATCTTACCTGATACAGAGTAACGTTGTAGTTCATTTAATACTCGACGGAAGTCTGGAAAATGCTTTTGCACTAACTCAGCAACTACCTTGTTATCAAACTCAACTTGTTCTGCTTTTAGAATTTCAGTGATTCGTTTAAAGAATCCTGTCATCATCTTAGGCTTTTCAGCGTTATCAATCTTAAAGTCTACTATAGCACAACGAGATTGTAATGGTTCGATGATACGATTTTTAAAGTTACATGTAAAGATAAAACGACAGTTTGCAGAGAACTCTTCGATAAAAGACCGCAATGCCGGTTGGATACTTGCAGCATTCATGTAATCTGCTTCGTCAATAATAACTACCTTCTTAGCATCTGTTAGAGATACGGTTGATGCAAATCCACGAATAGAAGTACGAAGTACATCAATAGATCGACCTTCGTCAGAACCATTAATGAAAAGATACTCAGCACCAATCTCGTTACATAAAGCTTTTGCTACTGTAGTTTTACCGACACCCGCAGTACCTGTTAGAAGGAATGTAGGAAGTTCTCCCTGAGCAATATAGTCCTTAAAGGTCTGCTTAATTGAGTCAGGAAGAATGCATTCATCGATAGTTTGTGGTCTATACTTCTCCACCCACAAGAATTGTTTTGGATCACTTGTTACCATAATATATTACTCCTAGTTTGTTTTTATTTATACATATAAACTCTGGGTTTACATCTGAGCATAAAACTAAACTGAGAATGTTGAGTCAGATTCTGCCGCAATAAAATAAACTAGATCATCATTACTAAATTTACAGATTTTCTTAGAAGAGATCTCAACTTTATAATCACCAGGTAATAGTTTAAGATTATCAACCTTCAAATTAACCACAAATTCTTTATCAGTCTCACCAATAATAGAACTATAGGCATTTGCTGTTGCATTCTTTTTATCACCCGCTTGGAACTTGATTTCTGTGCCATCACCAACAATAGAGATATCAGATGTCTTAAGAACTGCTGCTACCTTACGGATAGATTGTAAGATACTTGAAGTCATGTTGAATACAATCTCAGGAGTAGGGAATGTAAGTTCCTTAGTTGGGAATGTTAGAACGTTTTGATCTGCAGCAAAGTATTTGATTGATGTCTTACCTTCAGAAATAGTAACAAACTTTTCAGAGAAGTTTAGATTAGGATTCTCAAACAAGGATACAATACCAAGAAACTCATTCAAGTCATAGATACCAAATCCTCTTTCAGTTACACCAAAATCTTCAGGTACATTTGCAGTTGCCATTACAGTCTTACCATTAGATAATGTAGTAAGATTTGGACCCGGTTTAATTAGAAGATTTTGATTAATCTCCGCAAAGTTCTTTAGTTTATTCAGAGTTTCTTTAGATAGCTGCATGATTTTCCTCACTTAAAAAAATATTATATAATGTTTTGCAATTTTTGTACAATTTATTTCCGGGTTACTTTTGATGGTGCTACTTCTTTTGGTGGGGCTTTAACAGGCTTAGGTTGATTTTTCATTGCAACATATAAAGTAAAGTCTGCTGCCAAACGATTATGTTCTTCTTGAGAGCAGATATATGACCATTCACCAGTTTCACCATCTGTGCGTAAGAAACCAATAATAGTATAAGCAATTAATTCACCTTGTTCATACTTTGCATTACGTTCAATAGAGAATGCATTTACCGCTGCCCAATCGAATACGTGAGTACTTGAATCAATGTCATCATATACTAAATTAAGTTGCTTTTGCTCTTTTTCTTTTTGCTCTTTATCAATGTCAAAGAATTCAATTTTATAATCATTTTCTTTAATTTGTTTTTTGCATGGCCACATATTAATCTCCCGAATTATCTAAATCATTAATAAACATTAAGCAGCAAACTGCATGAGCTAAATGATTAACACCAGATTCTGGATCATTAATCTCTCCTGCTTTATATGCCCAAATATGTCTTTGAGCTGCATCAAAATATCGACGCTTTGCATCTGGTACTCGTTTCCAATTATCGGGTTCATATTTTTCAGAACCAAATGTTAGTACTTTTACTACATCTTCTAATGCAGATGTAGGCAGTAAACTATATTGTAGTTTACCACCATCAAATTTTCGCCCACCAGTATGGTTTGGGTCTTGTGATAATTCTAAATCATCTAGATCAATTAAATCACTAGTATCTAATTGAATTTGGTGGAATGTTTCAGTTAGAAACGGATCGTTTGCTAAGATATAATCAATATCTTTTTTACCTTCTGTCATAATATACCTCAAAAAATGGGGGCATTGCGCCCCCGAGTCAACTAGAACAAGTCGCTACCAGTTAAACCATAAGCAGCTGCTACCATTGCTTTTGATGGTTTACCAATACGGTATTTAGTAGATGGAGTACCATCCCATAGAGTTACTGGATTTGCATATACACACAAACCTTGCATACGTAATTGACGTACTGCCTCGTGTGGATTAGCTAAACCAAATTTACCTTTGATCTCTTTTGCTGTAACTGTATTACCTTTACCTAAATATGCTGCTAACTTTGCTGTTTTACTCATATAAAACTCCTTCAATTTGCCACTTCAAGATTGAAAGATATAGATGTGGCGGTCTATACCAATCATTTAATATAACATTATACACTAATTATGAATTAATGTACACTGTTATTTTAGTTTTTTTTATGTTGGGTTTAAGTCATGTAAGGTAATTTGGTCCTTAATGATATGTGGGTGGTTATGTAGAAAAATGTTTAAGTTTTCTATAGAGGAAAAGAGTTCAATAAATGATTCATTGTATTTGGTGTTTGTGGCATGTAGAATAAAGATTGATTGCATAATATAGTACCTTTCTCACTTAAAAATATATTATATACCTATTGCTAATTAATGTACACTAGTTTGTGCTAATAATTGAAAACTCATTCTTTTTCTCAAATTTGATGGTATTCTCAAACTTGTCTAATAACTGATCACCCTTGTGGGAGATCACAAAAACGTTAGAATTCTCACCAAAAGTGTTCATAATTGATAAGAAATAGTCAGTTCCTGAGGTATCCAGTGAAGAATCAAACACCTCATCCAAGATTAATAGATTTGTATTAACTGAGTTTTTCATCTTAGCAATCTGACGCCAAGTAAACAGAATGGCCAAGTCAATACGCATTTTCTCGCCTTCAGAGAATGAAGCATAAGTAAACTCATCACGGTGTCTAGACTTAATCACCTCATTAAAGTTCTCATCTAACTCGAAGTGCACAAAGAAGTCCATAGCAGATAGATACTTATTGATAAGTTTATTCATGACTGGTAGATACTCACGAATGATCGCAGTTTTGATACCAGTGTCTTTCAATAAAGCAGATGCTGCATCTTGAAGATTACGGTGTTCGTGTAAGTTATTCTTTTGAACTACCAATTCTAATGCTGCTCCTGCCAAATCTTTTAGTTTATTTTTTTCAGCATCAATATCACCAGTGTTTGCTTGAGCAGTCTCGATATCTTTCTTAAGAGAAGAGTATTGCTTATTTAAAATAGTTACTGTATTGTTATAAGTAGCTACTTCAATATTCTTTGTAGAAATTTGATCGTTAATTTTTGTAATGACATCCATTTGTTCATTAAGTTTAATCAATACTGTATCGAGTTCAGTTAACTTATCAGTGCTTTCTCTAATAGTATTTAAAATATTATCTGTATGGATATGCGCATGGTGTCCATCGATGTCTTGTGCACAAGTAGGGCAAGTGGTATTATTCTCAAAGAACTCTAGATTTTGCTCATAGGTTTCTACTTTAGATGATATTTTATTTTTAACTTTTTCTGCTTCTTTAATACCAGTAGTCAACGTATCTTTCTTAACAATCTTAAGTTGTAAGTCAGCAATCTCAGTTGATAGTACTTCTATTTTGGCTTGAGCTAAACTAATTTGTGTATCAACCTCTTCCATCTTAGTTTCTAATCCAGCAACAACTTCATTCTTAT